CCTCTGCTTTTTCAATTGCTTCTTTAAATGGAATAAGTTCAGCAATTTCTGATTCTTTGGTGGTGAGGTCTTCACCTAACTTTGTGATTGCTTCAATTTTAGAAGACAGTTCTGCTTCTTTTTCAGAAATAGTTTTATTTAGTTCAGATACGTTTGTTGTCAGAGTAGCGATTTGTGTGTCTTTTTCTGCTATTTCTGTAGTCAACACAAATTTCATTTCTACTTTTGACTGAGATGTAATAGAAATTGTCTCATCGCTGTTCACAGTGTAGGAAAAAGATGTAAACTCTGTATCTTGATCTTCCCATCTGTGACAAATTGCCTTATACTCATAAGGGAATAAATATGAGATATAGTACCAATCATTAGGATTAACTGCGTTCACGGCCTGTCTCACTTTAGTGTACAAATCAGCATCAGTTAACGATGCAACTTCTTTTGTAGGTTTATCCATTTTTTCTCCTCCTTGTTCATTTATTAAATCTATATTTATATCAACCTCATTAGATGAAGTATCAACCTGTGTAATGGTGTCATTAATTTCTTGTATTGTAGCTTGCTCTTGTGTAATCGCATATTGTTCTTCTTCTTTAGTTTGTGATTGCTCATTTATTAAATCTTCAGTAAATGCTTGTGCTAACTCAAAATTTACATCTGTAATATCTAATTCAGATAACTCAATTACTCCACTTTTGTCATATGCTGGAGAAATTTTGCTTCCAAGAGCACAAACTCCAAAGAAGGTGATGTCAGTCAACCATTCAATACCACTGTCTTCATATTTACTTGCATAGGTTACTTCCCATGATGTATGTAAATTTCCTTCAGAAAATAATCGTTGAACTACCGACATTGCTTTATCATATCTGAGCCAGAAAACAACTTCTGAGACAATGCATTGTAATTTTTCTCCATCAACTTCAATCTCTTCAATATTTGCAGAAGAAAAATATCCAATTGGATTGGTATCAAAAACTATCTTAATTTCATTTTCTTTAGTTTCTGGATTATATTCCTTTACTTTGCTCATCTGATGCCCAGCAAGGTCATATCCATCTGAATTTTTAATTACTTTACAGACAATTGGTTGGCCTTCAAGTGTTTTCAGTTGGTCATCAGATAAGTCAATCTGTTTTATGCCTTTTTTATTTTTATTGCCTATATCTAAGGGGCAAATCAAGACTTTACCGAACAATTTAGTACCATCTTCACTTGCACTTAATGAGATAATTTTATTATCTAATAGAAACTTATTTTCCAATTTATTTTTCACCTCCCTTCAAAATGTTAGAATTAAAACTATATAATATTAGCTAACATTTTATCAATTAATTTCTTCCAAGTTTCTTCTTTGTCATCTGAAAAATAAGGAATCTCAAGGTAATAATAACCTTGAGATTTTGCAAAGATACGTTTATATCTATCTTTTAATTTTTGATAATGTAGTTCGTATTCAGGGGTTGTAGAATTTCTTTTTGCTTGTTGATTTGCAAAACTTGTTATTCTATAATGTTGCATTCCCATAACTTCTATAATTAATTCTAATTCTTTAATTTCATTATCATATGGTAATAAACTTTTTGTTTTAGGATTAATACATTTAATATTGCATTTTCTTTCGTTTAACAAACCGTAACCTAAGTCTGTAATATATAACCTTACTTTTTCCTGAAGGAAACTTTCATCTCTTTCTCTTACACAGTCAGGACAACGAAAATCATGACTATTTGCATTTTGAATATTGCTTCTAAAATCCTCATGTTTACCTTCTGCACATTTAAAGTAAGCATATTTATTACTCATAGGTGCATATTCATACGGTGACTTCTTATTTCTGTCAGACCATAAATTTATTGTTTCTGGATGCAATGTTCCTAAACTATCTAATGGATGAACTACTCCACTTTTTGGGTTACAAAAATTGCATCTTCCATTATTGGAAAAACTATTACAACTCAGTAAATAACTACCATGATAATCTTTTTCTTGACATTTAATCCACACTTTCGGATTAGCACAGCTTCTACTAATAAGCCAAGGATTTATATTCTTATTTTTAATATAGTCCCAATACAAATACAATGCATTTTCTCCATATAAATCTATTAAATATTGAGCAAAAGAATTACATTGATTGCAAATCATTATTCCATTTATATCTTTAACAAAATTATTTATATTTTTTAATTCACTTTTATGCATTCCATTTGAACATTTAAAATAAAATTTCTTATGAGACGCATAACTTACGTCATTAGGATCACAATCATTTAATACATAATCCCATCTATCTAGTATATCTTGACGATTATTATCAACGCACCATTGATGAAATGATTTGCTAGTTAGTAACTTACTTTTATTGGTTTTAATAATACTGGTAGATTGTCTGCAATGTTGGCAAAAGTATTTACCATTTTCTTTTACGCTTTGTAGGTAGTAATACCATTGCATCGGTTTTAAGTATGGGATTTTACAATCATCGTCATCACATTTAACATTAACTAAAGCATTGCTGCCATTTGTTAAATCATCTACTTTTACTTCGAATTCATCTCCCATTTTAGTAAAGAGATACCCTTTGTCTTCGTACAATTTTTTATTTCTACCATTCCATTTTACAATAACCGTTTTTGATATTAATCCCATTTCTCACTCTCCTTCAATAGTAAATTGAAGGAGGTATTAAGGCTTATACTCCTTAGAATACCCCATATTTAATCAATAATAATCCAATCAACCAAATTCAATATTAATACCATCTTTTTGTAATTCTTCTGTACAAACAAAAGAAGTATTAGATTCCTCTAATACCCAAATTAATATATCAATTTGAAACTGTAGATATTTTTTATTTTTTTTGTTATTAATTGTTTGTAATTCAAAAATTCTGTCTTGAATTTCCTGTACTGTTTTCATTGTTTTCTAGACCACCTTCTACTTCTCCAAATAGTTAATATCTCGTTTAATTTTTCTGTACCATTGAAAATACAAAACATCTTTTTTGTTCTACTATGAATAGAATCTGCAATACAATTACAACCACTATCTACAAGCAAATCTTTTAATGGTTTTGAATAGCAATAAAACATCTTTTCCAAAATATTACTCTCCAAAATATTACATTTAAATGTCACTTAGATTGCTGTCATACCTCTTAGAGTCTGCCTTTTTTTTATCAACATTTTTGTTCGGTTTTTCTTTTTCAAACTTATCTTTATCATCTGTTAAATCCTTACCAGAAACCGTAAATGCAGAAAGTCTTGGTGACATCACAGAATGGACACCAAATTTTGTCTCCCCTGTTTCTGGGTCAATAAATTCATATGCATTTTCTTCTTGTCTACGCAACAGTTCGGATTCAATGTCATAACCAAGCAACTCTAGAGTTGACTTATATGATAATCCTAATTTACTAAAGAGATTATCTGCCAATGATAATTTTACTTCCATTTCTAAAAGTTCTGAACCTAAAATAGATACAGTAGGAGTAAAAATAGGGTCAATACCACTATCTCTCAATAAAACCCTGTAAAACTTAACTAAAGTATCCGAAATACCCTCTGATATCTTATTAATCGTCTTCATTAACTCTTTAATATTAATTTCAGATATTACATATGATGTTTTATTTTCTACTGAAAGAAAACTAATTCCTAATGCCATTAATACTTTATTCTTATAATAATTAATAGTATCAACTTGAATTTGTTCTGTTTTGCTTTCTACATACTTCATATCCTCAACGAAAGGTAATGCAGTATATACAACAACTGGATTTTTCCACGCCTTCATAAGTTCACTATGAGCAAGCATCCATTTATCAGACGCAAAGGAATCTCCATCATCTTTTATCATTTCTTTTCTCATGATTTGTACAATTATTTTCTTTCCTTTTGCTGCCGCATTGCTTTTATCTGTATTTGCAAGTACATCAAGCATCAATTGTGGGCTGAGACTGCGGAATACCGGGGAAAGTCCATATCTTGAGTTTAGATTCCCCAAGCGAAGTACACCTGTATTCTCAGGATTCAACTTAGCATATTTTTCTTTTGCTATATAAGCTTGATAAACTTCATCTGGATAATTTGCTTTTATCTCATCTTCTACTGTTCCCATAAACAAACTTTTACCTTTTCTATTTGTATATCCTGCTGAAACTAAACGTGATTTTAATTCACTCATGTTAATTATGACTATAGGTTCACCATCAATTTCATATGGTGAAATTTCTGCTACTCCTAAAGGAAAATAATCAACAACATACGTCCCATTATTGTTCCTCAAATACATAATGTAATTTCCTTCAATATAAGTCATAGGAATTGATTTTCTCAATAGATTTTTAATATTTATTTGAGTATTAAAACTTTCTATTAATTCTTCTGCGCGATGACGTTCTTTATTTTTATTCCTCTTTGCTTTAGGTAATTCTTGAAAATTAATTTTAATATCAGTATTTACATTACTCTCAATTGTTTCATATACTTTTCCAATTAAATCATCTTTATTTATGTAAAATTTCGCAAGTTGATTAATTCTAAGTATTTTATCAAGATTATCTTGAGGATTTAATGCTAAATAATCTAAATCTTTTTGTGATAGAATTTGATTACCAGAATCAAGAGAAGATAAAAGGCGAGAATAGATATGATCTTTATTTTGGAAATCATATGTTGCCTTTTCTATAAGAGATGATAGAGTGGAAGATGATTGTGAGGAAGTTGTGATAATTGTTGTGTCGGAGTCTGGTTGAGATAGAATTACTTCTATGTCGTCTGTTGGATTAGGTTGAGGGGAGGAAGGGGGAGTTGTTTTTTTTGTCATTGTTTTTGGTTTCACCTCCTTGTTGTTTAGTTAGAATTGTTAGAATGATACTGAGGATACGCAGGAGAGATTAGAAACATCGGTCACTGTTGTTTTTTTATTAGTAATATTTTTTCTTCTATATTGTTGTAAATACCAACCTAATAATGCTAAACAATAAGACCTATCATCATGAAGTTCACTTGTTTTTTCTTGAGATAAATCATATCTATAATTATCATTGCTTCCTCTATATCTATAAGTATAAACTAACTCTTCTTTTGCAATATCTATATTCTTTAATGCAAGTTCTTGATCAAAATCTAGATTGTTTTGTTTGAATACTATTTCTTTTTCTTGAGTAATCTTTCCATCTTCGTCTTCAACGTCTATCATTTTCCCTGTTAAAGTTGGTAACATTATATATCCTTTTAAATCATAATCATTTGTGAATGATATCAAATCTAAACTTAACATTTCTAATAAACCATCAAACATTTCTTTCTTATATTTCTGAGGTGACATCAATTTCAATTTATCAACAGCAGTAGGAAATTTAGATACATGCTCTTTGCATTCTATTTTATCTATAAATCCCTTATGTTTTAATCCATCTGTATCTGTCCAATCTTCCATAAGATAATCTGCGATAGTCGTACCATGTCCTCCTGCTCCAGCATCGATCAAAATACATTCAATGTTTTCATAATCTGGATTGCCTTTTCCGTTATAATCTAATATCATCTGTTTAAGTAATAATATTTGTTCTGGGGTTCTCATAGGAGTTTTTTTCTTCTTACCTATATCAACAAAACTAACTCCGTTGCAAATATTAAGTTTATCTCCGACATTTTCATCGTAAATAATTTCGCCTACTAAACAAACCGAATTATCATACTGATGAGCAGGATCATATGCAATTACAAATCTACGTTTCGATGAGTTATCATTCCTCAATATTGGCAATCTTGTTTCAGAGTTTCTTATAATAGTAGCCCTTTTAAATACTTGATTATCTCCACCGTCAATTGAAAAACGATTATAAAATTCTCGCATTGCCTTACTTTGATTTTTCCTCATTTCAGCATCAATTTCTTCTTTGCTAATCAACGATACTGGATATAATTTTCCATTAAATGTAGGACTAATAAAAATTTCACAATTTAAATCACATACAAAATAATTAGGATCACCCATAAGCATTCTTTTAGCATAATCCTTATATAGAGAATAATAATAACTTTCCGTACTGGATGCAGAAGATATAAATAGTCTTTGATTAGGAATTTGTTTTGGAAATGTATTTACATCTATGTTTCCACCAAGTCTAAATGTTGAATTTTGTAAAAGAAAAGGAATAGTGGCGACAACATACTCTTCTTCTGTCCACCCACTCTCATCATACACATTTAGCGATGAGCGTTTTCCTCTATTATTTGTTATATCTCCACTCAAACTAGTCACTGCACTGCCATTAAAAAGTTTATAATTAAAACCAGATTGAGAGTGAGTAAATCCATCTGTATTAGCGGTTGATTTTACTGTTTCTCCCATAAAAAAATCTGTTAATCCAGAAAAAGATGCAATTTCTTTCTTTGCAATCTTTTCTATTTTCATAAATGTATCTTGACTTTGTGCTGAACTATTACTTAAAATATATGAATTATGACCATTTACTAAAAGACCCTTCGCCATAATAAAAGGGGCAGCAAGGGTCGATTTTCCACCGTTTCGAGTAATGCACCATAAATTATAAGATTTTAACCAAGAATTCATAAACGCATATTTTTGAGCGTCAATCAAAGAAATTCTATTCCAAAAAACCTTTCGCAAAACTTAATAGGTGCTGATCTTCCCCATTGAATTATTTGGGCAAGTTTATAATATCCTTCAAGTTTTTTTTGAGATATTTGTGCTTCAGTGTTTCTTATTATAAAATCTATTTTAATCACCCTCTTTGCTAATTGAGCAAGCTGCATCAATTACTTCTGTTTCAATTTTGTATTTTTTAAGCTCTATTTTTAATAAACGATTATTTTCTTCTGCTTTATTTAGATTCGTATTTAAATTTTGAATCATTTGGTTTTGTTGAGCAATCATATCACTATAATCATTCTCATCAAGCATTAATTGATCTAATATACTTCTATTGCTTAAATCTGCAATTTGCTTCATAGCATCACAAGTTTGTAAATCAAATAAATTAATTTCTGCGGCATCCATACCTATTTCATTTAATTTTCTTACAATACCATTAAGTGTATTTCCACCTTTGCTTCTGTTATTATTGTGATTTACAGAAATACCATTATCTTTAGCCATTGATAGAATAGATGAGTATATTTCCTTTTTAGCAGTAATTAGTGACTTTACGCCACCAACCTGATTAGAAACATTACTAATATCAGCAGTCATGAGAGCAAGTGCTTGATTTATTTTGTCAATCTGATTAAAACTTTTAACAATCTCTACAACAACAATACTTTTTAAAGAATCTTCCAATGTCGCTTCATCAAGAAAATCTACTAATGTGTTAAACAAATATCTATTATCTAAAGGATTTTCATTTTCAAATGGGTTGTATCCTAACATTCTAATTACATCATCTTTATTCCTTATATCACCTTCAGACCACGTACTTACTTCAATATCCATAGCAGAAGGGGGTATAAACTCGTTTTTTTGTCCGTCTAAACTAGATGAATGAGAAAATGATAAATTAGAATACTGTGGCAAAGAATTTACCTTTGTAATGTACACTTGTGCTATATTTCCACTTGAATTTCTTGCCTGTTGTTCCGCACTAGAGTACAAACTTGCATCGAAAAATATATCCAACCATCTACATAGTAAATATAGAGCTTTTTTAGTATCTTCGTAAGTCTCTACAAGATAAGAATATAATTCAATAACACATTTTCTACATATAAACATTCTTCCATTGTTACTTTTAACCAACAAAGAATTTGATTGATAAAATCCTTTATCTTGATCTGTATATTTTTTTGCACAACATGGACATCTATAATATTCCTTTTCTACTTGTGGCAGAGACACATTTATAGTTTCTTTTGTCTTAGTTACTGCCACTTTTTTAGGTCTACCTGCCATAAACATTCTCCTTATTTAATATCCTATTACATATAAATTATCTATTAATTTAAGTTTTCCATCATTTAAATAGTAATTATAAGAATGATAATTTTCTAAAATCCCATTGTTTTTAATATATTGCTCAACCAAAGACCCACACACATCTATATTCTCATTAATATCTTTTTCCCAAAGATATAAAACTTCTATACTTTTATATTTCTTTATATATGTATGTTTAGCCTTATCTTTACCAATTATTTTTGTTTTTCTACTATTTTCTAAATTCATTACTGGACTACAGTGAAAGAAATTTCCCATGACTTCAATCATCAAATTATAATCAGTTAAATAATTATCTATTAAATAATATTTACAATCATATTCATTTTCATAATTTACACACATATCATCTAATAGGTCATTTGTCATTAATTGAGGTTTTGTTGGTTTCTTAGAAAAATTTAGTTCTTTTAATCTTATTACTGCATTTTCTGCTGCTTTTAAACGCATAGCAGGAGTCCATATTTCATCTGCACGACCAAAAATAGGATTATTCTCTCCTCTGCAATTTATACTTCTCCATTCACCTGAACATTTCAATGAGCAAAAGTAATTTTCTTGATTTTCACTATTATAAGGGGTTAGTTCAATTATTTTTTGGCATTGTGAACATTTTATTTCCACTCTTTCAACCCAACGTGGACTATTCTCTCCTTTTTGATCAGGTATCGTTTCAAGATTTTTAATTCCAGTTTCAACTTGAGTTCTATAAAGATAATCTTTATCTTTTACCAACCCCAAGTTGCCTACTTTTCCTACTACTGAACTAAAACCTCTGTCTTTAAAATATATGTCAACTAAATCTTCTGTCTTCATATATGGATATTTATCAATTAAAAGTTGTTCTTCTTCTTTTGTCCACCAATGATTATCTTTTGTTAATTTTAATTCACTAGCTTTATCAGATATTAAAGCTTTATTTTGCCTATTAAATTTACTAATTCGCTCATTTCTGTGAATGAATAATTATCTATTAAAAAATCTAATTGTTCTTTTGACCAAGCACGATATTTTAAATATTCTTCATCCTTATGTAATTTTAATATTTTTATTGCATAATCTCCAATTTTCGATTCTGTTCTAGTTGGTAAATATTTTTCTACTATTTCTTTATTACTCATATAAGGATAATTTTCCATTAATATAGAAATATCATTTTCTGTCCATTTTTGACTTTTAGAAATTCCGAATTTACCATTCTTACATTCTTTGCAAACGTTCCTAAAACCATCAATACAAGCTTTATCTTTCGGAAAATAATACTCTGATATTTCTAATTCTTTTCCACATTTTTTACATTGCTTTGTTTTAATTTCTTGTTCTTCCATTCTAATTCCTTCTTTCTACACATTTATTGATCTCTACACTAAAAATAGAAAGAAGAGAGGCGTGTAGAGATGGGATAGCTACTTCCCAAATTACCTCTCAACTTTTGGATTACAAACTATTTTTGCAACCAACAAATAATCCAAACATTTCTGCTTGGATTATCGACTTGACTACAAAACATTAAATTAATAAATTAAATCTTAAAAACTAATATCCTCGGAAATTTCAATTTTAACCTATAATCACTCTAAATAACTCCCACATCTATCACAAAATTTACTACCAGATCCACTAACTTTTCCGCAAATCTTACATTGTAATTTATCCCTCACAGTTACAATTTTCTCTACTTTATCTCCAACATCATTAAATCCTTGTAATTTCAATACAATTACATGGGACTGATCCTCTAATGCTCCTATATTTCCATGCTTAAATTCTTGTTTAATTTCTGTACCCTTTACTGTAATTCCATCATCAAAACTCTTAATACTATTTAAAGAAGAACAATTTTGAGCATGAATATCATTTAATGACCTTGAAATATTGACCGAACTTACTTCACTGTTAAAACTACAATTCATCTGTACAGATTTAGGAATCATATTGGACGAAACTGTTATCCAGGTAGGGTTAATATCATAAGTTGGTTGTTTATATGTAACCAACCAAGGATTAGGATTAAATACTTGATTAATCTGTTGAGTAATTGGTTTTTTCTTCTCATACCAAAACTCAATCCTAATCAAACCATCATCTATTTTATCTCCACGATATTCAGATATTTCTTTTGTCTTAGGTATAAACTTGAACTTATTTTTTGCAATACAATCATTCAAAAACCCTTCTAATTCAGTTGTATCATTTGGATTAATTAATAATGATTGACCATTAAGTACATCTACTCCATCAATAGATATCTTAATTTTTGCTTTTCTTGATTCCATATTCTTAATGTAAATAGAATACTCTGAACCAAATGGAATTTGAATTATTCCCTCTTTTTCTCTAAGAATTTTACCATTATTTTTGAGACAGACCACCATTTTCTCTTGATACATTTTTTATCATCCTTTCTAGAGCACTGACTAAACTCTAAATATTAAAGTCAGTTATTTTTATTTGTACTGTTTTTTACAATACAAGAAAGAGCATCAACTCACTGATGCCCTCTATCTACTGTAAAAATATTAAATTAACTTACTAATCACAATTCCAAAATAAAACTTAGAATTTATTGGATTTAACTATCCTCATTACACTCAGTAATATACTCTTTATGACTCTCCCAACCGATATTCTTCATATCATCAGCAAAATCTACAAGACACTCTAAAATACAGTCAGGACAACCATTTGAATTTAAAATAAAATCATGTGCCATAGAAATAAATTTCTCTTCTCTACATTCTAAGCAATCACATTGGATAACTAAATCATTATTAATATAATCTTCTTCTATTTCTTCATTTTTACAACATGTACACTCAAAATCTTCGCAGTCTTCATTATCCTTGCATTCACAACACATACAATAAGAAGTTTCATCAACTCCATCAATTTCATCATCTTCCAAACATTGCTCTACCTCTAACTCCCTGAAATATTCTTCTCCAGAAACTTGCTCTCCATCAACCGAAAATACCTCATACCATCGACCTTCTTTAGCATCCCACATAGATTGAGTTTGAAAAATACGCATAAATTTATTCCTGCCTTTATTTTTTGTTTTTGTTATACACTAATACTTTAATATTAAATAATCTCATCTAAATCTGTAATAATTGTATCTGCTACACCAATATCAATACACTCCTCCGCAAATAACCACCAATCTCTACGATAATTCTTTTCATATTGTTTAATAGAGATTTTAGTGTTAGCAAGAATATACTTTTTAACTCTTTCCTCTAATTTTTGCGTGAACTCTAAATTATCCATTACCTTACCTGTATCCCCATACGCACCTGTCGAGCCATTGTGGATCAAACAAGTTGTATCAGGGAAAACAAATCTTTTGTGTCCAGCCATTAAGAGTAATCCACCAGAGGAATATGCTTTTGCCATAGCAATTGTATAAACAGGTGTTTTTGATAATTTTATTAGGTTAATGAAGTTCATTACACTTGTTAAACAACCACCATTTGAATTTATGTAGATTTTAATTGGAACTTTATCTTCTTGCTTCTTATCTTTATCTTCAGAATTCCATTGAATAATTTGCATAGACATATCCACAAGAGCTTCATCTATTTCAGTATTCCAAAAAATCTGCCTACGTGACAATCTATTGTAGAAATCGAGCAAATCAGGTTCGGGAAGTACACCTTTGGTTAAATCTTTAACTTCATCTTCATATAGAAAGTCAATATTAAAATCCTTGATTGCCATAAAATTATCCTCATATTCTTTCTAATTATTTATTTATTATTCCTTAAACTCAAAATCATAAAAACAATCCACACCATTTTCATTGCAAACACAAATCATCTGTGATGGATTGCCAAATATACGTTTAGTAATACAGTAATCATCTACTCCCATTAAAGTCCCTGCCATAATTAATTTGATTCCTTGAATATTATTGGTAGAATTATGATGTAAATGTCCAGTACAAATAGCATAAGGTTTTTCATCGATCATCATTGTAATATTGCCTATCATTGATTTACTAAAGTCATAATCTCCATGAGCGTTAAGATAATTTTTACCTCTAATATTTACAAGAGACATGGTATTATCAATTGTATTATCCAATACCATAATATTGCTTTTTGCTTGTAATCTTGCTTTAATATACCAAGGAATTAAATCATCAAGGCGTTCTCCTTTGAGACTATCATCCTTTGTATTTAAGCGAGAATGATTACCTGCCACAACATTGAAATATACATTATTAAAACCACCACTTAACTCATTAAGAAACCAAGCAATTACCTCAGATACTCCCATAATTTGCTCAATTACATTTTCTTTATTTGCTATTTGTACTTGAGGATGAATCGATCCAGAAATTAAATCTCCGTTTGCAGAAACATAGCAGTTTTCAGATTTATGTAGTTTTTGTACAGAAAATATTTTATCAAGATACTTTTTCAATCTATCAATTAATATATCTGAATTGTATTTATTCCAATGATTATCAATATTAATTCCATAATGAATATCACATAAAGAAATCATAAGATCATTATCAGAAGCAATAATTTCATTATTTTTATATTGTAATGGAGTTTTAATTTCCTTAATTGTTCTTTCTATAATATCAAATAATTCATCTTTCCTAGCATCATTGCGAATTTCCTTGGTGTAAGCAGTACGTTGATCAAAGAATCTAATCTTTTCTTTCTCAAATTCTACTCTTTTTAACTCATATTCCTTAAGTATCTTATCTCCAGAAACAAATTCCTTTTGAGCGTCAGATTTTCCTTCTGCATAAGCACGATACCACTTTCTATAAGAAGATTCGCCTTGTGTCTTGCCAGATTCCTTATTAATCAAATCAGCAATTTCTTGAGATTTTAGATTATACAATTCTTTATTAGAGAATAATCTTATTTTATACTCATTAATAGATTCATTATCATGTTTTATGTATTTCAATAAATCTTAATACCACCCTATATATTTATTTTATTATTTATAAACCAACCATAAAACAAAAATTTAATTAAAAGAATATATCCAGAATTTCGACGCGATAGCTAGAAATTATGCAAGCGTAAGGCGACAAAGCCTTACAAGAAACTTGCTCCCGTTTCGTTCTATTGACATGTCACAAGTAATAATCAATACTGTCACAAGTAAAATTATTCACCTGTGACAGTAAAACAACGTCAAATAAACAGTTTCAAGAACTGTCATAAGTGTAACATGTGAAATTTAACTGAAATTATATACGCAATAATACCATACAGATAAAATATATCTTATAATTATTTTTTTATATAATTTACTTGTTACACCTGTGATAATATCTCATAATCGTTACTATTCCTTGTTTTTAGGTGTCATGGGTGCTGTCACAAGTAAGTAAACTGTCATAGGTATTTACTTGTTACACTTTATTAAGATTCAAATATACCCATGTTGGTTTACTTTTTATTCTCTTTTGACTTTTATTATATCCTAATCTTTTTAATTCCTTGCCGAAATTAACATTATTTAAACTCTTAAATCCATTTCCTCCACACCATAAAACATAAGCATCATATAAAGATATACTTGAAATATACTTATCTTCTTCATCTGTTTTAATATATTTTTCTTCTATATATTGTTTTACTGGATTACTATCTAATTTATATTCTTCAAGTTTATTATTTACTTCGACACTTTCTGTGAATTTCTTTTGTTTGTGCAGTCTTTTCAATCCACTTAATGCAAACAAAAATATACTATCTGCTTCTGATTTTAATTTTTCAGATAAATCAATATCAATCTCTTCACCTTTAAATTGTTTGTTAAAGGGAATAATACAAAGTCTTCTATATAACCCATCTGATTTATCTTTAGTGACAGGTAAACTATTCATCGCAAATATTAATTTAACTGTACTTGGAAATGAAAATTTGTCCTTACCTTTATATTCGCCATCAATCATATCACCGCTAACTATTTTCTTAAAGAATGCTGTAGTTTTTAAATTACCCTCTATTTCAGACGATTTGTTTATTAATTTCCCAAATAAACTTACTCTACTAAATGCTCTGTCTAATTCACTAATATCAACATCACTTATATTTTTGCTGCCCCATATGTAATCCATAATATCTAGTAATACTGATTTACCATTAGACCCTTCTCCCACTAACATAAATGATTTATGGAACTTGCAGTTTGGAGTCAAGCAATAGCCGAGCATCTCACCGATTAATTTCATTCTTTCAGCATCATTTTCAAATGTAGATGTCATATAGTATTTCCAATTCTCTGCATTGTCTTTTAATGCGTTTGGATTATAACTTACATTTAATTGAATTGTACTATAATCTTCTTTAAAGAATTTATCTTCATGAAATATAAAGTTTTCAATATTTGAAATATCTAGTGTTCCATTTTTTAATATTAATCTATTTCTATTGGAATTAAGTAATTCCGCTAATTTATCGTTATTAATTTGATTTATAAGCATACGAGAAGTTGAACTTATTTTTGCATTTGTTAACTCGTCTTCTGATTCAAGTATTCCTGCAATTAATTGTTGTATACGTAATTCAGAGCAGTTTTCCCAAATTTCACCATTGAATATTAGAAATCCCACACCTGTACTATATACAACATCATATTTAGTTATAAAATAATCAACAAATGATTTATCCATAAATTTTCCATCCTCATAGAATTTTCCTTCTGTAACTTCATTAATTTTACCATCGACATTGTAATGATATTTCTTAGTTATTTTATCTGTTTTTATTGATATTGTAAAAGATTTATTCTTGTTTTTGTAGTCATCAATTACTTCTAAAATTGTATTATCAGTTATCATTATTATTCACCTAGTCCTTTCGTTTTGAAATCAGGTATACAATTTCTATCTAATTATCGGAGTCTTGGTATTACACCATTCTTTGAATGCAGTCATTAATTGATCACTTTTAGCGAATTTAACATAAGTATCTTTTTTAGATCCTACGCCTACATTTAAGGGTAAAATCCCTTTACTAAAGTAAAAATCTGCTTGACGTAAATTATAAATAAATACTGCCTCATTATTATTAATCATTCGATTACCTCTTTTCGATTTTACTTTTTCTTATCATCCTCTAAATCCAATAATCCCAATTCATCTTCACAAATATTTCGTGGTTCCCAATATCCACAAAGAGAACATAAATCCATTTCTATTTTGTTTATGAATTTGTACCAGTATTTCTCAAAACCACATTTCGGGCATATTGTATATTTGTCTTCAATATTTAATTTTTCTATTGTAATCATCTCCTTTATAGAGAATATAATAAATATTAAATTGTAGTGTAGGACTCTAAAAATAACACGCTATCAAACAGTCTGGAAACCAATCCATTCAATTGCGTTGTAAACAAAACTTATCCTACTTAGTTTTTCTAACAATTCTCTCGTACTCATCTGAGCAAAAATTATCATTGCAAATGTAAAAATACACTTGCAATCCTCATGCCTTTCGGCAAGGGTAATTATATTCATCCATTTAAGGACTAATGATATTTCTGATTTAATATCCTATCAAATACAGTTTTTCTTTGATTATTAGGTGATAGTTTTTATCTGGGATATAATATCAAACCCATTT